ATGAGCCTGGGGCTAACGTCATTTTGACCGTGCACGATGAGTTGGTTACTGTTGCTCGTGAAGATTTAGCAGAAGATGTAGCAGAAGCAATTCGTGAGTCTATGGAAGGAATCAGACTTCCAGAGATAACAGTTCCACTTATTGCGGAAGCAAAAATAGTAGATAGGTGGGGAGAAGCAAAATGAGTAATGCAAACTGGTGGGCAAATAAATTAGGACAACAACCAGCGCAACAACAGCGTCCTACTAATATGCCAATGCCCCCATCACAACAGCCGATGACGCCGTATGTTCCGCCACAACCGCAAGTTCACACTGCAGTATCCAAAGCACAAAGTGCAAGTCAAACTCAATCTTGTCCTAACTGTTCGTCAAACAATTACATGAGTGTTGCTGGAGCAAAACTACGTTGTTATGACTGTGGATACCCATTAGAGCAGTCGGGTAGCAAATACGGTTCTCTTACTGGTGCAAAGGTAGAGGGCAGTGCAAAATCAGCAAGAGGAAATGACACAGCAAATAATTTCAATCCACAGCAAATAATTGGAAGGGTAGATGGATGATAACTGATGAGGCCAAAAAAATCGTTGCTCAACTTAATAAAAAGTTTGGTGATGGCGTTGTTGTATTTGCCAGTGATATTCGTACTGACCTTGTACCTAGGTTTACCAGTGGTTCTACAACTCTTGATTATGTTTTGGGTGGCGGTTTTCCTGGTAACCAATGGAATGAATTAATTGGAGAGCCATCTCATGGTAAAACAGCCGTTGCTCTAAAAGCAATTGCTGCTAATCAAGTAAAAGACCCTAACTTCACAACAGTCTGGGTTGCAGCAGAGGCTTGGGTTCCTGATTATGCAAAAATGTGTGGAGTTGATACCAGCAGAGTTATAGTTGTTGAGACAAGCGTAATGGAAGAGGCTTACGATGCAGTCATTGCCTTTGCTGAATCTAAGTCTGTAGACGCTATTGTCATTGACTCTCTTCCAGCCCTCTCTCCTTCTCCTGAGTTGGAAAAAAACATGGACGAAATGACAGTTGGTAAAGGTGCTTTATTGACCAACAAATTTTTTCGTGTTGTTGGTACAGCAATGAAGAGAAGTCTTGTAGAAGCAGAACGTCCAGTTCTAGGAATCGTAATAAACCAGTATCGTATGAAGATTGGTGTTATGCACGGAGACCCACGCACAACTCCTGGTGGTGAAGGCAAGAACTACGCTTTCTTTACTCGTTGTGAGATTCGCAGAGACGAATGGATTGAGTTAGGTTCTGGAAACAACAAGGTTCGTATTGGACAACGCATTAAGGTAAGAACTTTAAAAAACAAAACTGCGCCACCACAAAGAGTCGCGTATTTTGATTTTTATTTTGCAGATGGTGGACCCTGTATTCCAGGAGAGTACGACTTTGCCAAAGAGATTGCTTCTCTTGCAGTGGTAAAGGGATTGATTGAGCGTAAGGGTGGGTGGTATTACTATGGCGAAAGAAAATGGCAGGGAATTGAACCCGTCATTGATAGCCTCCGTAGCGAGATTGACCTCAAGGAAGAACTTGAAAAGGCTGTCCTTGAGTCAACAGACTCCATTGTGGTGGGTGATGATGAGTAACGGATTTGAAATTATCGACCAACAATGGGCAGAGGAATTAGAGCGTGGAGTAGAGGGTTACACCGACATGCTTTTTGAAGCCATCTACGAAGGAACAGAAGAAGAGATAACTGAAACAGTTTCTGGAGAGCCATTCTGCGGTTGTAACCGTTGTTTTTGGAGAGAGACTCTGTTTTACATAGTACCTAAGTTGCTTACGGGGTACGAGGAAGGCAAAATACAACTTGAGGAGTAAAGGGCAAAAGGAGTCTCAGAAGCACGAAAAACGTTTGGCCAAAAAAATTGGTGGAAAACGTAACGCTGCATCTGGGGCTCTTTGGGCAAGAAAGGGCGATGTTCGGTCAACTGACCTATTGATTGAGCATAAGTGGACTGGTAAAAAACAGTTTACTTTAAAGTCCGAAGCAATAAAGAAAAACGTTAGAGAGGCAATCCTTGAAGGACGAATGCCAGTATTTGGTATTCATCTTGATGGAGAGAACTATGTCATTCTTACCGAGGATGACTTTATCGAGATGAGGGAGAAACTAAAGGATGCCTAATACATGGATGAACCAGAGTACGCTTGGCGGTATCAAGCCCGATGTTCGGGAGCAGACACCGACCTCTTTTATCCGCCAAGAGACAAGAACCAATACAAAGTTATTGCTGAACAAGCAAAAACATTCTGTTTTGGTGAAACTGGAAAGAACCACTGTCCAGTTAAAACAGAGTGTTTATGGGACGCGGTCTCACGAGATGAACCGCACGGAATATGGGGAGGGTTGTCTCACCGTGAGAGGAACGCTCTCATAAGAAAATGGCAAAAGAAATACAAAAAGAAAATGACCCTCAAAGAATTTATATTCAGTAAGGAAATGTGATGCCTGTTCAAAGTTCGTGGGAACTGAAGAGATTTCTTGATGCCAAAAAAACTGAGACACGGCTTCTTGGTGATATTGAACGTCATCTAATGCGAAGACCAGAGTCTGACCGTAGAACAGATGTTCTACACCCATCTGAGATTATTAAGTCTGATTGGTGTCACAAGTATGCCTTTTACCTTTTAAAGGGTGGTAAAAAGAAACAAGAAAAACCCTCTTTACGACTACAGAACATCTTTGATGAAGGACATGCCATTCATGAAAAATGGCAGAATCGGTTTTACGAGATGGGCAACCTATACGGAAAGTTCAACTGCATTTACTGCAAGAACGTTACTTTTGGGTTGTCTCCACAAGAATGCGCAACTTGCGGTTGCGATGTCCTTGAGTACGGAGAAGTTGCTCTACGAGACGAATCTTTGCGTATCGCGGGTCATACGGACGGTTGGGTAAAAGACCTTGGAGAAGACTGCCTTATAGAAATTAAATCTATAGGTGCTGGAACTCTCAGATATGAGGCTCCTGAACTACTTATGGATGCAAACCATGACCTTACCAAGGCGTGGAAAAACATCCGTAGACCATTTCACAGCCATTTATTGCAGGGTCAAATGTACTTAGAACTGGCAAAACGTATGTATGGAGATGAAGCCCCTAATGAAATAGTTTTTATTTACGAACTTAAAGCAGACCAGGATTACAAAGAGTTTACGGTTAAAGCAAACTTTGAAATTGTAGAAAGAGTTTTTAATGCCGCAAGGAAAGTAGTGAATGCCGTAGAGGCTGATACGATGCCTGAGTGCAATGTTTCAGAGGATGGATGTAAGCAATGCGACTTGATTCCGTAGACCCAGCAGCGTTAGTTCCAAAACCAACTTATGCATTAACTCCTTTACCACCAGACATAACCTCTTTAAGTAGTGAGCAGTTGGCTGAACTATTTACCATTCTTACTGGATGGGCTGACTACACCGCTTCACAACTTGCAGAGGCTCAATTAACTGAACGAGCAGCACAGAGAACGCTAGACTTAAAAACTAATCGTCTTATGGTTGAAAAGATGGGAGCCGCAACTAAAGGTGATAAAGTAACTCTAATACGTGCACAGATAGCGATTGATGAGGATGTTTTAGACTTAGAAAATGATTTTGAAGAGAAGTACGCTCGTCGCAAGATACTAGAGATGATGCTCAACAATCAAGAACGAGACATAACTCTTGTATCAAGAGAAATAACTCGCAGAACCGCTGGTGGACCAAGAAGGGAATTTGTATGATTATTGGGTTATCGGGATACGCTCGTTCTGGAAAAGATGAGATTGCTAAAATACTTGTTGAAAAATTTGGATTTCAACGACGTGCTTTTGCTGACCCAATACGTTCATTTGTAACTAAAGTTAACCCTATTCTTGAAAGCGGTCACAGAGTAAACGAAGTGGTTAAAGAGTTTGGATGGGAATTAGCAAAATCAAGAACAGAGACTCGTAGATTATTGCAAGAAGTCGGTCTTGCAGGTAGAGAATTAATTTCTGAAGATGTGTGGATACAGGCTGCTTTTAAAGATATAAACTATTATATGGATAACGTAGTTGTCTCAGATGTTAGGTTTAAAAACGAAGTAGAGTTTATACGAAAAGAGCAAGGAAGAGTTTGGAGAGTTTTACGAGAGGGTGTAGGACCAGTAAACAACCACATTTCAGAAACTGAATTAGATGGTGCTTACTTTGAAGCCTATGTTCCTAATAATGGTACCCTCGAAGAACTTGAGGCGTACGTAACCAGGTTGATTGGTCGCGATGCCCACAAAATCTTTTGACGGAAATTTAAAAGACGGAGAGTTAGTATCCATAGGAATTGACCAATCCCTTACTGGATTTGCTTTTACTGCTCTTGCAGTTTCTGACCCCAATCAGTATCAAACTTGGGTGTACAAGTCTCCATATTTTGGTATAGAACGACTTGTAGACATACGACAGTTTTTATTTGACCACTTTGATTACATATCAGAAAACCACACTATTAAAAAGATTGCAATGGAAGGAACTGTTCTTGCCAGTCATTCAGCCTTGGTTTTGGGAGAACTGTCCGCCCTTGTAAAACTTACAATTTATGACTACTTTGATGATGAGATTAAATTCCCTGTATTGGTTCCTCCTATGACCCTGAAGAAGTATGCAGCAGGTAAAGGAAACGCAAAAAAACAAGAGATGCTCCTACAGATGTATAAGAGATGGGGTATAGAGTTCAACGACGATAACGCAGCCGATTCTTATGCCTTGGCTAGG